ATGGAACAATCGACCAGTGATCTTGTGCAACTAGTGTAATGAACCGATGGTTAAAGTTATTGGGGCAGCAGCTACACACTTTAAGGGTAAGGGCTTCTATAGTACGGATAAATAGTTATCCACAGAAGTTATCCACAGCCGGTGATTAGGAGGATCTATGAAACGAAACACCGCTCTGAGCAGGACTTATACAAATGGATTTGACAGCGATGGTACGCTAACGGCGCAGAGCCTCTCAAAGGCTCACCGCGAGCCCCTGAGGGGCGTAGCTCGCGGGGTGCTAGTAGCTATTGGGATATCTCTATTGCTAGTGCCTGAAGCAGGTGGCTCTAAGAGTAGTGACGGCAACAGGCATCAGCCCACCATAGAGTTAGGTGATAAGCAGTGCGCGATCAATCCTCGCACCTTAGCGAGAAGCTGCGCGCTCATTCGGTAAGGGCTTGGCTGGAAATCTACAGCGTTACTGCCTGAGAGAGTGGCTGTACGCGCTTGCCAGATTTCAACAGATATCATCAAAGCTGCTTGCTGAACTGCTGTGTCAGTTGCATAGTCTGTGACTGTTCCTGCAACAATTCCAAAAGGCTGGACGGCATGAGTGCCTTGATCTGCTCCAGTTGCAGCATATGAAAGTGAGCCCGAACCTATGGCAGTAATTGTCTTAGTGCCGTTATATGGGCTTCCGTTTTTAGTAATAATTATGCTTTGTCCGACATAGAAATCTTGAGAAATGTCCTGAGCGAAATAAAGAGTTGCCACATTGTTGGTAATGCTTTGATGCGTGTTGTAGATCTCGTTCTGCCAAAGCATAGGCAAAAGCACGACATCCGTTGCATCACAGACTTCTTGAAGGGTTGCATCTGGATACAAAGTACCGACTCCGAGTGTTGCACGGAGTTCTGCGACTGTTGTAAGTGCCATGATGTCCTTTCTAAAGACTCTGAGGGGTAGAGGGCTACTACCCCTCAGAGCGACTTAGTGAGTTTTTACGCCTTGTTGTTCTTGAATGCGCCAGCGCCAACCTTGGTAGCAATTGCTCCAAAGCCGTAGTAACCGATAGTTACTGATCCGTTAGCTGTTGATTCTGCGCGTAGGCGGTATGTTGGTGACTCGTACCATGTGTATGCATCTGGGTTCATGATAAGGATTGTTCCATCGCCATCGCCAGCGTTTGTTGGATCAACATATAGGTTGAGTCCGGCAACATTGCCTGTCAATGATGTTGGTGCAACTGCTCCACCTGCGTTCATTGGCTGTGATGCTGTGTAGATTGGGCGACCTGCATCGTTTAAAGACATGATGTTAGACCATTGTCCTGTTGATACGACCATATTGCGAGCGAATGGATTAGGTAGTCCTGCTGTTGCTGCATAGACTGATGCTGAACCGCGAGCAACTACACCAAGCAACTCTGATGCGGTTGGATAAGTTGTTGTGGTTGTGCCGTCTAGTGTTGCACCTGCAATAAGAGCTGCATTGACTGCTGCGTTTGTTGTCTTTGCGTAAGCTGCTGCCATGTTGCGAACTAGCTCATCAAAGAATGCTGGAGATGTACGATCTAGGAGTTCAACAGAGAATGTCTGCTGTCCAGCGTACTTCTTTACTGATACAGAAAGAAATGCTGAGTTTTGATCTGTATCTGTGAATGCTGCATCTTCTGCAACTTCACCAACGGCTGGCATCTGAGTGATCTTTGGAATCTCAAATGTCATACCTGCATCTGGCAATACTCCGCGAGAAATTGCATCGATTGATGGACGGATTGTTGTACCCAATGGGTTAATGATTTCAGACAGTTGGCGTGTTGGTACTAGACCTGCGTTGTCTGTTGTGTTGTCTGCTGCGCGTAGGTACTGACGAGCATCCTCATCGCCTAGAGCTGCGCGGATTGAGTTTTCTGCATACTTAGCTGCTGTCAATTCGATGCGTGGCTTTGTGAAGTATGCTGCTGAAACAGTTGGGCGAGCAGCTTCGACCGCTGGTGCTTCAACTGGTGTTGCTTCGACTGCTGGAGTGGTTTCTTCCACGGTGGCTGTCTCGCTTTCTGTTGGTTGGGTTGATTCTTCTACAGCAGATTCTTCTGCTGCAATATCAGTAACTTGAGCAGACTTAAATGCTGGCTCTGTTACTAAACTTACTTCGACCAAGCGAGCAGCGGATACATAAGTAACGCCATCCTTGATCTTTGACTTGAGGACTTCTGCCCCGATGATAGACCGCTCTGCAATCCTTCTTCTGCAAGAATTAGAGCTTCAGTACCGCGCTGAGAGCGACTGATAGAAAAGACTGCATCGATTGAGTTCTCTGACTCGCTAAAGCTGACCATGCGACCTAAAGGCTTCTTGTTATCGTGCTGACTTAACAACTTGATTGCTTTAGGATCTTCGATAGCAATAGATCCAGAGGCAAAGATTACCTTGCCCATGTTTGTAGATCCTGCTTCGACATTGAGAGGCACAATCTTGCCTGACACTGTGCGATTCGCTGAATCTGCTGTTAGATCAGCTGAGAAGGTGATTACTTGGTTCATTCTAGACCATTGCTTCCGTTAGGTGTTAGATCTGTCATTTCCATAGCCTGTTCCTGGGTAACCAGATTAAGGGCTAGGAGTTTTTCAATTACTGCAAGCTCTTGCAGTGGATCAGTGCGCAGGAAGTTCTTATCAATATCGAACTTGACTACATTTCCGCGAGCAGTGATGTCATCCATTGATAAGCGATCTTCGATCGCAGTAATGAATGGCTGTAGAGATAGCGTTAAGAATTGCTTGCGTTCATCATTGACATTCTGATATGTATAACTTGAGTTCTGATCTGCTGAAACATAGATTGCTGGCACATTGCATAAGCGCGCAATCTCAGTAGCAAGATTCTGAATAGCCTCGTTGTACATCATGTCTTTAGGAGAGAAGCCGACAGTCTTGTAATCCAAAGTGCTTGTTAAATAAGCAGTTGAATTACTTTGACGAGCTCTTTTCCATGCCGCTAATAATCCTTGAACTTCTGCCGGTGGAAGGTCAGCCCCTGAGTTCTGGATGAAGCCAGTGCTCATTGGAGTAGCTGCTGCGATCGCTGCTGACTTCTGAACATCAATAGCTGCGCGAATTGTTTGAACACCAGTGTTAAGAATGCCATCGCCTAATGATTGGAATGTGACAAGAGATCCAAGTCCGTCCATCGGTAATGTCGTTCCATCAACTGCATAAGACTTAACAAAAGTATTTGTGCTGTCTAGTGTTGCAGTTACTCGATGATTAGCGATCCATTCGAACCGAGCGGGCCTGCCATCTTCCTGATAGACCTCTACGACCTTCCAGAAGGCTTGCCCATAAAACAGAAGTGAATCAACAGTCCATGCAATCGTTACAGATCGTGGCTGTGAATATGAAGGCTGCTCTAACCATGCAGGTGAACCAAGTTCTTCATTAGTAGATTTCTTATAAAGCTCTAAAGGAATTGCTCCGATAGTTCCACACAATAGATTGCGACAGCGCATAAGTGCTGGGACGGAGATCGCTTCGCTTCTGCCGATGAAGGCATATTGAAAGGGCATTGCATAAGGTGAATACTCACCAAGCACCTGAGGTGCGGACTGAGCTTGTAATTGTGGCTTAGGTTCAAGCCCGAATGTCTGCAAGATTCTACCCATAGACAGAAACTATAGCATTTGTCAAGCAATTAGACAATGTGATATGGGTGTGTCTAAGTAAAGATTTGTGGTTTAGGTTGAGGGATCATTAACTTGCTGACGACCATAGCCAAGCCAATAGGGGCTGAGATATCTCCAGCACTCTTTCGCTTGATGATTCTCCAAGCCGAATCATTGACCTTAGCTGCGCAGTTATTCATCTGCTGGATCAGTTCCTCTTGCCCATTATGGATAACTCGATGATTGACCAAGCCTTCTAATAGATCTCCACAGGCTTTGTAGAATTGCTGACCCGAAACATCCTCGACCATAACTCCAGCATTTGCTAGGCGATCTGCGATTGTCTGGGTGGCGTACTTGTCATAGCAGACTAGCCGTGGCTTATAAATGTCGCACCATGCCTTTATACTTGCTGCCATCTTTAACTCATCGATAGCAACCTGAGAGCTGTAAGTCTCCAAGATTCCGATGCCAATCCGTCCATCTGGAAGTAGTTGTCCTGCGACCAATGATCCGTTCCTGCGTGAAGGACTGACATCGAAACCGAATACAGTATAAGCCCCTGGACTCATTTCCAGCGTGTTATCCGATGTATCTTCTAAGATTCCATGTGGCCACGGACTGCTTAGCGAATCGATCCATTGACAAAGAGTTTCAGTACGCGTGTTCTCAATCGGTGAAGTAGCAATCGCTTCCTCAATCGCTTCTTACCTCTAATGCAGGAGACGCTTTCAGCACTGTACTCAACGACCTACGGGAAAGAGCTATCGACTACCCACCCAAGTC